CCCGCCAGTAGCAGGCATGAAGTAGTACGCTCCAATTTGTCGGAGCTGGTTTCGCACTACTGTTTTTACCTTACCTTCAGGTGTCTGAGCCATCAGCAGCCTGCTCCAGTAATTCTTGTACGCTCGCACGAAGTTTCTTAACTTCTGAGTTGTTTGTTGATACGGCCTTGGATAGAAATGACATGTCTTCGCAAAGATCATCTATTCGCTGCTGCGCTGCTTCCAATGCCTTCAGACTCACTATCGCGTCTTCAATAGAATCATTCTCCACTTCCATCTCCACTGTTATTTTCGCCACTAAGTCCCTCCTTTGTGGGAGCTGGTATCAATTCTTGTACGACCGTACAAGAATCTAAGAGTGTGGTAGTTGGTGAGATTGGCCGCTATGACCCCCCTATCACAAAAGGGTGTGGGGCAGCACTTCATCTCACCTTATCTTTAACTGCGGAATAACACGCAGTGGAAACCGTCTGACGCTACCACTCGCCCGACGTTTACACCCACCTAGTAATCTAGTCTGGTACTACCCAAAAACACTTAACGCTTTCTCTAGTACCTACGCCTTTCACTTGCGGTTCCTTTAGGTTCCACGGCTTCGTGATTATGGGGAACCCTTCGTTAGTCATCTTTGGCATGATCGGTCTATTACTGCTACCGGCTGGCTCCATCGTACAGAGCATAGCCAGCTTCCTGCTAAACCAATCAGGCATGTCATCTAAAGAAGAATAGGACTCTTTTAATGGGCTGTCAACACATTCTGTACCAATACATACCACATTGTACGTATTAGTTTCAGGGCATACCAAAACACGGTATATAGTGTCATTCTCTAAGAGCTTACTCCTATCGAATAAGCCGCTCCAGTTCTCACCATTTATTCTACTCCTCATGCCTCGTCCCCTTGGAACAAGAAGTAGCCGTATCCGCAGCGTGTACCCACGTTAGGTAGGAAGGTACCGTCAGGCACGATTTGCAGCATGGCTAGTTTGTTCTTGTATCCATCCGGCAGATCTTCTGTACTGGCGTACGAGAATTCAGTGGCGTTACTAACTACACCTTGGAACTGCCCGTGATCTACATCCTTAACGGGTAACACCTTTATGGCATTCTCGTTAGGCCAGACATAGACCATTGGCTCGTGCCGGTTCTGGCTGGCGTATTCTAAGTCCGTAACAGAGGACAGTAGCTCAGGCACAGCCGCACCGAATACGGAGTTTGTCCACTTGTGCCCGATGCTGTCCAACAACTGGAGTTCTTGAAAGAGAGGCCATTCATTAGACTTCGGCAAGTCTCCGAACCCCATCGGCACACCAGTCATCTTTTTATATGCGGCTTTCATCATGTTGGTCTTTGTTTCTATGAAAGACTTTACCGCATCTAGGTGTGTGCTTCTGTGCCCGCAGCAAACCAACTTAGTTGTTATAGGTATGAATGCCTTCTTCGCTCGTTTCATAATCCCATCAAACGAATTGCTGAACGCCATGTGTCTACGCTCTTCGTGCCGCCTGTGCCTGTAGCGGTACGCATCCAACGATAGGCTGAAGATCATGTACTTATCGTCCGTGGTATCTGCAAAAGTGTAGTGGTAGCCGTGCCCGATCCAGCCACGAGGTAGCGTCTCGTTAGGAAAACACACCCAAAACCGAGCTTGATGTCCATCCATAGGCACCAGCGTAGCGTCTGACTCAGGCCAATAGCTGGTAAACATCTCAACGATTCTGGAGTTTCGTTGTACTGCTCCCAGCTCACGCTGTACTCCTTGGGCTGCATCTGTTGCGGCAGCTAGTGCGTCGTCGCTGATTGCCGCATCTTGTATTATGACTCGTCCAACGCCGGTGTAAAAATTGTTGTAGTCCATCTTAGTTTCCTTTCACTTCGGTTGTTGTTACCAGACCACACACTTTGTTGATCCAGCGGTTATATTGTGTACGTGCGTACTTAAAATCTTCTTTGGTCTTGCACTTCTGTAGCTCAGATGTCTCCAGAAACAGGACAGCCAATGCCAGACGCAGCTCTGTATCTTCAGTCACGATTGCTTCGATAGTCCGTTCCGGTACGAACTTAGCGTTCCAGAACCCCGTCATAACCCCCACGTCTACTAACTTCTTAGTCTGGTTCATGCGGTACTCGCGGTACTTCGCTGCCCGTTCATGGTAGTCATCTACGTCCGCACTCGACGCCCAACTCGGTGCACTGGGTAGTATCGGAGCCATAGCACAGACCCACTCATAGAACGCATCCATGTGTGGTTTGATCTTAGCTTTAAGTTCTTTGTCGATACGCGACTGTATCTTCGGACGTACGAACTCTTCGCTAGCAACGTAGAACCTCGGCCCCCACGCGCTAGTGTTGCGCTCGAATACCATGAAGTTCTTATCGCCATCGTCACTTTCATTCGTTCGAGGAAGATACATACGAATATCATCCATACGCACAGTCGAACTGTCCGGCATATCTATCTCGCTTGGTAAGTACGAGCGCATGAACTTTAGTCGTGCTTGGTCGTGGCTTCGTGTTGTACCCCGCACAGTCACCGTCTCCGTAGGATCGCCAAACCTATCTTCGAGATCAGGGTGCCGCTCCCATACGATGGGTGCCCAATGCCTAACTTCTTCTGGCGATAGATCCAGCTCCCTGCCGCGCATGTACCACCTGTTGCGTAGCGCATCGGAACGGTCGAACCCGCTAAGAAGTGCGTAGCAGTTGTTGTTCACTTTGACGATACGCTCCCACTTCTTACGGCGGTTACCCAACGGACGTATGTCCTGCTCCTTGGTGTGGTACTTACTGACCACAGGATTGGTACAGGTGTAGTTCCACTCCACTTCTTTGAATGTATTCAACATTAGAACGCTCCTCGTAAGTCTGAACTTCTTACGTGCAGTATCTCGCCGTGTGGCGGGCACGCACCTTCGTTGTCGATGATTACCCACAGCACTGGACAGTCCCAATCGCCCCAGTCACCGAAGATAACCCCGTCTGTCACCACCACCGCACACTGCGCGTTGATGTTCTTCTCTTTCATGTACGGGGGTACAACTTCTGGACTAGTACCACCGCCACCTTCGGGCTTGGTCTTGTGCTCCAGATCATCTAGCTCTTCGGGCTGATACACTTCGTGCCGCTGGATATCGTGATCCCAATAGATCACATGAAGTTCTTCAGGCTGAATCGCTTTAGTCAGCTCCACCACCTCGGTCTTGATGACACTGATCTGTGAGTCACCAATGGAACCCGACGTATCGTTCGCGTTGACCAACACACCCATCTGGTCGGACACACCGCTGGGCATGTAGATACCCGCACCGATATACCGCCGGTTGGGTCTGGCGTACGTCGAATAGTCGTTACCTTTGAACTGGTTCTGTATGAACTGTCTAAGAACTTCACGCCAGTTTATCTGTGGGCGTAGCAGTGCACCGGCATTTCGCAGCGCACTCTTGCCCCCCATCTTGCTGGCAGTCATAGACCCTTGGCGTATGGCTCGGTCGATCTCTCGATCCGCATCGCGTATCTCTTTGCTGGAGAACTTACCTTCCTTCCAATCGTGGTCATCCCACGGCTGCGGCATACCCCCGTCACCCTCGCCGTCGCTTTGGCTGGGCTGGCCTTCACCGTCACCATCGCCTTCACCTTCACCCTGCTTCTGTTCGTACAGCTCCCAGAATACAGTGGTCGTGTCTTTGCCACGGTGTGCCTCATCCAGCAAACATCCTTCGGGCATGACACAGAACCCGTCAGGATTCTCGTCGATGATCTCCAGATTGATGACAAAGTCTGCTGCCATGTTCGCGCACTGAGCATCCAGCTTCCACAATGGCTGTAACAACCTAGAGTGTTTGTACATCTTGTGCTTCGATTCGTGGATGATACCGAAACGAATCTCAGGATCGCTGTGAGTCTCAATCCATGTACGTCCGTACAATTCATTGACCCCATCGGTGCACGCGGTTGGGAGGTCGTCATCCACGGTCTTTGTACCAATAGATATGATCGCCGCCAGAGCCGCATAGCGCGGCTCCTTGATGCAGTTGACCACGTTCTTTTCCAGCCGTTGTTCGGCTGTTAGTTCTCTTGCCAGTCCTAGCATTACTTCACCCCCTGCTGGTCAGCTTGGAACAGGTAGTTGTTGTCGATGCACCACTGGCTGAACTTCATGTTCTGTGTGCACTTGTCGATATGCGGATAGTCTGCCTGTGTAGCAGACAGGATGAAGCTGGCCTGAGCTTCTTTAGGCAATCGCAGCATGTAGTCCATGAACCCATCCAATAGCTTGGGCTTCAAACCAGCTAAGACCTTGTACACAACGAGGTATATAGCACTGGCACTGCTTGGCACCTTGGCGTTGTGTGGATCTTGTTCGATGGATTCCAAAGACGGTAGCTCATCAAAAAGTTGTACGTACGCCATAAGATCTAGCGCACCTTGCAGTCCGATGGTGCCGATCAACGCTGCTTGCGTCACGTTATCGCCTAGCTCATCGCGCATCTTCAAGATGTCACTGGCAGCTTCGCCGGAACGTGGAGTAAAGAACGCTTCCCGACTCTTGTCCTTCGGGTGAAAGATATAGAGGTTGTCTGCTGGGTTGGGCACTTCATCGAACGTATGGAACAGTGCTTCGTTCTCTTTGTACCAGCTCAACAGAATCGGATCGAAGTCGTTCTTCAACCCATAGGCGATAGCTTCTATGTTGTCAGACTTGCGCGTTTTTACGACACACACTGCGTTGCGGGTATGTGCGGGTAGCAAGTCACCGACACCCTCGGCTCCCAAGTTCGTTGTAGCAAACACGATAGAGTCTGGGTGTAACTTCTGAGTACCAACCATGCGTTCGAGCATGACCCGTCGAACACCTTTGATGACGGAAGGATTGGCCTTACCGATCTCATCGAAGTTCAGGATGATCGGCTCGTTCAAGTGCACGCCCAGCTCTTCGTTCGGGATGAACCGCACGAACGGTTCGCCGTTCAGGTCAGCCATGTTCGGCAAGAACAGGTCGCCCAAGTCTTTGTTGGTGCAGTCGAAGCGTACGACACGGTGGTTAGGTTTTAGCTCCGCCAGTATCTTTTCTACTGAGGTCTTACCTGTACCGATGTGACCTTCGAGGATCACGGTGCGTATGTGCCCGATGGTAGCAATCAAGTGTGCTGATTCGTTCAGGCCCAGTGCGTATAAGTTTTGTGTTGCGTTCATTTCAGTTTCCTTAAATATCAAGTGAAGGTAGGTTTGCGATGGCTTCATCCAACGCTTTCTTGGTGTCCAAGCGCAGACTTTCGTTGTGCTTGAGCATATCTGCGGACTTACCAGACATGGCATTCCGTAGAATCTTTTGTACCGTCTGCATGTTTGCATCGCCGGTAAAGTTGAACCGTTCAAGAACTTCCACAGTTCTTTGTACGTGCGTATACGTAGACTCCTTGAAAATCTTAAAGTCAGGGTTGGACTTCTTGGCCTCACCTGCATAGTTCAACGCATCGCGTAGCTTCTCGATGTTCTTGCGAGTCTCAGCCCACACCGAGTCGCTGAACTTCTTCATGCGCTCCCTGTGCTGCTGTTGGTAGATGTCGTTGATCTGATTAGCCGCGCTCTCTTCCAGATCAGTAATGAAACTGTCCGGCACCGGCTCAATGGAATAGCTCATATGGAACTTCTTATCCATTTCTTCAACGGTCGGATAGTCGTTGCTGTTGTGCAGTGCACCGAGCCGCAGCTTCTCTTCGATCACCGCGTGGCGGTAGCCGTCGTGCTGCACACCTTTGTTATCGGTGTAGCCGTTCATGAACTTGTCCTTCCAATCGTAGAACTTGTTCTTAAAGTCCGACATGGTATTCACATACTCAGGCAGGTCTTTCATCGGGATGATGTACTCGTTGTTCCCACCGCAGGCCATAGTCATGGAGTAGTGGGTGTTACGCGCCTTGCCGTTGTAGTAGTTCAGCTTCTTGAGCGCCATGTTGTCAGTCATCAAAGACTTCTTGAACTCACCCACGTTCTTCAAGTTGTTCGTATTCTCAACTTGCTGGGTGGCTTTCTTGTCAGTCTTCTTGGCTGTCCACACACCGCACGTAAACGACGCTTTCGCAGCAGATGATTTGATGCTGGGTGCTTCCACACGTTCCAGCTCTTGAGGTTCTTTCATCGCTTCGTTTATGCAGTAGTCTGCCGCCACGTTCTCTTCACCTATAGCTGTGTTGTGTGTACCCGTGGTATCTTGATCGTGTACGTCCGTACTAAGATCTTCAACGGTAGGCATATCAATAGGCCCGTCATCGACTACGGAATCATTATCTGCACCCGTAGTGATGCCTTCACCGGCAAAATCTTCGTTGATCTTGCGTAGCTCTTCTTTCTCGTCCATTGCTGGCTCCTCAGTTATGAGTTTTCCAAACTCAGTTGTTGGTTCCCCGTGGAACGCTTGAAACCCAACGCCACGCATAACGTGACGAAGGCGTTGTTCGTGTAACTTCTTATCGTTCATACCTCACCCCCTTCTAATTTGAACTCGACGTTTCTATACAGGGGAGTGCAGCGATCTATGTACGCCTGCGCTTTACGCACTGCTTCCGCAGCACCCAGATGGTTGATCGAATACCCCCGATCCATTTTCCAATCGTCGGAAGGCACCATTTCGGTGTTGCGTATCATCACTAGGATGTACTGCTCCCGCTGTTCCTCAGTTAAGGGTGGCAAAACTGCTTCTTTAAGATCTGACATACTGTCTCCTATCTTCCGATGTGTTGGATGTCCGCAGCAGGTATGACCTGATACGCACCTTTGTTGTAGGCGATAGCCACGGTGAAGTTCTTACTTGCACCAGTTTGACTTTCGTCCGGGGTGGATTGGTTCTTGTACGTAGGTACAAAGTTCTTAGTGTCAGCGACGTGACTTGGGTACATGGCACGATGTTCAGCGGCGATCTGCTCACCGACTGTAGCTTCGCGCTGCACCATAGGTTTGAACGGACGCACACGGCGCACGTTCCGCATTGGCTTGTATCTGCGTGGCATTACTCGCTCCCCAGCATTTCGGCTAGAACGTCCAACTGGTAAGCAGTGATGTTCTTCTTGTTCTTACCCAGCGCGTGTTGTGCGTTCTGGACATACCTCAACATCGTACTTTTCATACGAGCGTGCGTGTCTTCGATCACACTAATCTCGGCTCCGTGATGAATGCGTTGGTGGTGTAGAGCTTCGCGCAGGGCATCTAGCTTGGCAGTTAGCTCATTGATCTCGGCATTTAGCACATCGAGTGTGACTTCGTGGTGCATCTCAATAGTGTCTGACATATCTGTCTCCGTTGGTTTATGTACGGACGTACAAAGTACGCCCAGAAGTGGTGCTCGAAAAAAATACGAATTACCAGTTTCATAAGATATTATAACATAAGTATCATCAAATGTCAAATGGCGGTAAGTAGTGCGGTTTTGTAGTAAAGTTTGTAATGTACTTGAATGTCCGTGAATGTCCGCTAATGTTTTGCTGTGTACCCTTGTAAGTCCTTGATTTATATACAATGAATGAATGTATGCGAATTTGGGGGTTTTTGAGCCGCAAAAGGGGGGAGAAAGAACTGGAGTTTATTTCTAATCTGTTAGAGGGAAACTCTTAAAAAACGAGTTTCAAAATAGGAGCTGCCTCCCCTACCAAAAGTGGACATTATAAAAAAGGTATATATATATATATATATATAGATAGTAGATAGTAGTAGTTACCATTGCTTGCCATTGTTTAGCACTGTACTAATGTCCACTTTTGCCTTTTGAAAAAAATACAATAGGTGGACAATAGGCCAAAAAAGTGGACATTGTATATAAATCAATGACTTACGAGTGGACATTACAAACTTGTACGTCCGTACAAAAAAGAACTTATGCGTAACGCGAGGCTCGGCGCGAATCTAGGAACTGGTTTCGATTCTTGTACGGCCGTACAAACTTTTGGCGTGACGCTGCGCTGGGCTTGGTGCTCGGTGCGAATCTGGGAACTGATCTCAGGCGGTCGGTGCTAGGCTCAATGCTCGGCGCGGATCTGGGGACTGGTTTCGATAGGCATAAAAAAAGGCAGACACACACGGTGCCTGCCTGTAGATCAGAATGTTTGGTTGATGTCTTCTTTGATAGAGATACCGGCTGACCAAACCCACCAAATAGATACGCCGATCATGGATCCAGATAACAGGACACCGGTATATGTTGCTTCCATATATGCCACATAGGTAAGCATGGTGACAGCCGAGCCAAGAACATAAGCCAAGATTAATCGAATCATTTTTGTTTCCTTTAAGATGTTAGAAAAGAGGGGGCACTTGCGTGCCCCCATGTTGGTTTAGATTTCAGAGATCAGAGCAATGTATTCCAGCTCGCATTCCTGCTCGACAGCGGTGTTCTGCAAGTTTGCGATTTTATGTTTCAGCTCGTCCGCTGGCATATTCTCGTCAGCCATTCTACGTTTGTAGATCGCCACCAGATTAGCCGCATCGCGCTCCGCCTCAGACTTGGCGACCGGATCACCGTTTTCATCTCGGCGTTCCAATGTCTCCAATCGTTCGCGGATCTTGCGAATCCCTTGATTCGCGTCTGCCTTTAGTTCTTGCAGTGCGATAGTTACCCGCTTGGGATGCCCAGCAGCCTCGATAGCTTTCTTCGTCATGCCATACAAGGGCATCAGAGGGACATCGCTATAGTCGTCACTAGCCTCGAGCCATCCAGCATAGTTAACCTTCGCGTCGTCATAAAACGCCTTGTGAGCCTTGTATGCTGGATCGTCAGTGCCTTCAGCAAACTGCTTGACATCTGCCTGTCGGTATTGACTGGCAGTGAATCCATTGTCATGCAGCCATGCACAATACTCGCCAAGCGATTCGTCGTAGTTAGCCTCGGCGTGTTTAGCCTTAGACTGACAGACTGCGACCGATTCCATTCTCTCGAATGCGCCAGCGACATCAGCATTGATGCCATACACTGCCTGTTGTAGTTCGCCCTTGACTGATTCGAGGGATTGTTGCGCGTTTACGTCGCGCTCGACGTTAGCTTTTTTAGCCATAGTTATTGTTTCCAATAGTGTGCGGTAGACGGTACCGCGACCGATCAGGAGGTTATCCGCCCGACACCATTAGAATCCCACGGGTTTGCGGTTTTGCAATAGATAGCACCCGAAACCTTGTACGGCCGTACAAAATACCCACCCCGTCCCCACCCCGCCGCTGTGCTACTGTGACTCCATGTGCTGCTAGTATTACTAATCTCCACGAATAACTAGCATTTCTGCCAATTTGCCCCCTTTTCTTGAGGCCGTTCCCTACTAATCTCCACACAGGAAACCCCCCACCCCAAAAATAAAAGTCCCCCCGAAAAAAATTTTTGTTATATCTGGTGGTTTTTGGTGTATATTCGCGCCAACGGCTACCAGCCAGCGACACAATCCAGTCTTCGCCTATGACTCTATTTATTGCACCTGAAATCGGCGTGCCCTTTTCTGATGAGGTTCCATACGAAGACCTTAGAGATAAGGCGGAAGCCGCGTGCAATACAGCCTTAGAGTTATCCGAATACGGCCTAGATGTTGAACCCAACAAAGATGACAAAGACACCGCTGCAAAACTTGCTGCGGCTTATGCGGAAGATCCTGAAAAAACTTCTAAGAAAGCTACAACGAAGAAAATTTCGACCCTTACACCTGCCTCCATCATACTTACCAACAACATACTCCAAGAGTTCGGGCACTCTGTTGCAGAAAACGCAACGCAGCTCCGGCACTTAGTCACTAACAAGCTGCTGCTGGAGTCGGAGAACGACGACCCACGCATTCGTATACGTGCCTTGGAGTTACTGGGTAAGATCTCAGACGTAGGTTTGTTCGCAGAGAAGACGGAAGTAACCATAACGCATCAGTCTACGGACGATCTACGCAACAAGTTACGCTCAAAGTTAGAGAAACTGGTCGAGCCTATAGAGTATGCGGAAGATGCGGTCATTCTTGATGGTGAAGCTATAGACCTAGAAGAGATACTAGGGCCAGAAGAATACGATGATTGAGGCCGTTCCCGATTTTACCGAGGAAGAAGTCCAGAATATGCTGGATAACCTTGATGCGTTCTCTGATGACGAAGTTGTAGAGATCAATCGCATCGTGGACGAGCTTGCAGCACGTCGGGCTAACCAAGAAGCCTACGATGATCTGATAGAATTCTGCAAGCGGATGCAGCCAGACTACATCGTAGGTAAGCACCACCGTATTTTGGCGGATATGTTGATGGATATTGAGTCTGGTGACAAAGATCGCATCTGTGTGAACATCCCACCACGTCACGGCAAGTCCCAGCTTGTCTCTATCTTCTTCCCAGCGTGGTTTTTAGGGCGAAATCCCGGCAAAAAGGTGATGATGGTGTCGCACACCACTGATCTGGCAGTGGATTTTGGTCGAAAAGTGCGGAATTTGATCTCCACAGACGCCTATCAGGCCATTTTCTCCACTGTGCAGCTTGCCAGTGACTCTAAATCGGCTGGTAGGTGGAATACAAATGTAGGTGGTGAGTATTATGCGTGTGGTGTTGGCTCTGCACTGGCTGGTCGCGGTGCCGATCTACTGCTAATTGACGACCCACACTCGGAACAGGACGTAATTAACGGTAATTTTGCTGTTTTTGAGAAAGCGTACGAGTGGTTTACCTTCGGTGCGCGTACTCGTCTGATGCCGGGGGGTCGTGTTGCAATAATCCAGACCCGATGGCACCAAGATGACCTGACAGGGCGTGTTGTACGTGATATGACGCAGAATGACAGGGCAGATGAGTATGAAATCGTCGAATTCCCAGCCATACTGGAAGTTGAAGACGAAGAGACAGAAGAGGTCACAGAGAAACCCCTGTGGCCTGAGTTCTTTGACCTAGAGGCGCTGCTACGGACTAAGGCATCTATGCCTACATTCCAGTGGAACGCGCAGTATCAGCAGACACCCACGGCGGAAGAGGCTGCGCTAGTTAAGCGGGAGTGGTGGCAGATCTGGGATCAGGAACGGCCTCCAAGTTGTGAGTATATAATCATGTCACTGGACGCAGCGGCAGAAAAGCACAACCGTGCGGACTACACGGCGTTGACTACGTGGGGTGTGTTTCTGTATGAAGAGACTAATAACTACAACATCATCCTGCTCAACAGCATCAAGCAGCGTATGGAGTTTCCAGAGCTGAAGGACATGGCGCTGGAAGAGTATAATGAGTGGGAACCTGATGCGTTCATCGTGGAGAAGAAGTCATCGGGCACGGCGCTGTACCAAGAGATGCGCCGGATGGGACTGCCAGTATCAGAGTATACGCCTCACAGGGGATCAGGTGATAAGTTAGCACGTCTTAACTCAGTATCTGATATTGTAGCGTCTGGTTTGGTATGGGTACCTCCCACACGGTGGGCAGAAGAGGTAGTTGAGGAGATTGCCGGATTTCCGTTTATGAGCCATGATGACTTAGTTGACTCCACGGTCATGGCACTCATGCGCTTCAGGCAGGGCGGGTTCATACGACTGCCGACAGATGAGCCGGAAGAACAAAGATACTTTAAGTCGCGGCGGGGCGGCTTCTACTAGAGACAGATTATGGCTATAGAAAAAGGTTTATACGCTGCACCACAGGGCATAGAAGACGACGAAACCGCTGGTCTGGAGATTGAGATTGTCGATCCAGAGATGGTGACACTAGACGACGGTAGTGTGGAAATCACCATCATCCCTGACGCCGACATTGGCGATGTAATGTCATTCGACGCTAACTTGGCAGAGGCACTGGACGAGGGTGTGCTTAACGAGTTAGCAGACAGCTTGGTGGGGTCTGTAGATTCTGACATATCCAGCCGTAAAGACTGGGCTGATAGTTTTGTTAAAGGTCTGGACGTACTGGGCTTCAAATACGAAGAGCGTACTGATCCGTGGGAAGGCGCGTGTGGCGTGTACTCTACAGTGCTTGCTGAAGCTGCCATACGCTTCCAAGCAGAAACCATGTCTGAGACGTTCCCAGCCGCTGGGCCTGTAAAGGTCAAGATAATCGGCGTAGAGGATAAGGACAAGGAAGAGGCCGCAAACCGCGTAAAAGCGGATATGAACTACGAACTCACCGAGCGCATGGTGGAGTACAGGCCCGAACACGAGCGCCTGCTGTACAGCCTTGGCTTGGCTGGTAGTGCGTTTAAGAAGGTATATTTTGACCCGAACATAGGCCGACAGACCGCTGTGTACATACCCGCTGAAGATGTGGTTGTACCCTACGGCGCTTCACACATTGAGACGGCAGAACGTGTTACGCACATCATGCGTAAGACAAAGAACGAGTTAAAGAAGCTACAAGCAGGTGGGTTCTACCGAGATGTAGAGCTTGGCGAACCACAGACGTACCACACCGACATTGAAGAGCGTAAGGCTGAAGAGGGTGGCTACTCACTGACAGACGATGACCGCTACTCTTTATATGAAGTACACGCGGATCTGGTCATTGAAGGCATAGACGATGACGAGGATGAGATCGCCAAGCCGTACGTAGTAACGCTAGAGCGTGGTACGAATGAGATCCTTGCGGTACGTCGAAACTGGAACCCCGATGATCCGTTGATGCTGAAGCGTCAGCACTTTGTACATTATGTATATGTGCCCGGATTTGGCTTTTATGGGCTGGGTCTTATCCATATCATAGGGGGGTACGCTAAAGCCGGAACGTCGCTTATACGGCAACTGGTGGACGCTGGTACGCTGGCAAACTTGCCGGGTGGCCTGAAAGCTCGTGGATTACGTATTAAGGGTGATGACACGCCGATTGAGCCGGGAGAGTTTAAGGATGTAGATGTGCCGTCAGGTAGCATCCGCGACAACATCATGCCGCTCCCATACAAGGAGCCGAGTCAGACTCTGTTAGCTCTGTTGAACCAGATTACAAACGAAGGTCGTCGTCTGGGCGCTATCAGTGACATGAACATCTCTGATATGTCAGCTAATGCTCCTGTGGGCACCACGTTGGCCCTGTTGGAGCGTACGCTCAAGCCTATGGCTGCGGTACAGGCTCGTGTCCACTACGCCATGAAGCAGGAATTTAAGCTGCTCAAGGCCATCATGGCGGAACATGCGCCAGAAGAGTACGCCTACGAGCCGATGCGCGGCGAAGTAAGTGCTCGCGTTATGGACTATATGGCAGTTGATGTCATCCCAGTCAGCGACCCGAATAGCTCTACGATGGCCCAGCGGGTTGTGCAGTATCAAGCGGTATTGCAGATGGCTCAGTCAGCGCCACAGATCTACGACCTGCCACAGCTACACAGGCAGATGATTGAAGTGTTGGGGGTTAAGAACGCTGACAAGCTAGTACCAACTACAGATGACATTCGTCCGACTGACCCAGTCAGTGAGAATATGAACGCCTTGAACGGTAAGCCTATGAAGGCATTTATCTACCAAGACCATGAAGCGCACATAGCAACGCACCAAGCGTTTTTACAAGACCCGATTATCGCGCAAACTATAGGGCAAAACCCTCAAGCACAGCGCATCGTAGCTGCTATTCAGGCGCACATAGCGGAGCACATGGCGTTTTTATACCGTCAGAGGATGGAAGAAAAGCTGGGCGCACCGTTACCCAACCCAAACGCCGAGCTACCAGAGAACATGGAGGTCAATCTGGCCCGCCTCATGGCACAAGCTGGGCAGCAACTTACGCAGCAAAATCAGCAGCAAGCGGCTCAACAAGCAGCGCAGCAGAAGGCTCAAGATCCTGTCGTGCAGATGCAGCAAGCCGAGCTACAGATAAAAGCGCAAGAAGTGCAGCGTAAGGCGGCTAAGGATCAGGCAGATGCCCAGATCGAACAAGCCAAGCTACAGTTACAGGCGCAAGAAAACATGCAGGACGCCCAGATGGATCAAGCTGAATTAGCTCTGAAGCAGCAAGAACTGCAAATTGACGCCCAAAAGGCAGGGGCTAAACTTGCCGCAGATCGTAGGAAAGACAATACAAAACTAGATCTTGACCTACTCAAAACAATGAAGGATTCCAACAACAATAGAGGCCAATAATGGCTAAAACCGTCTTTGACGTGCTAAAGGAACGAATCGAGTCCGATAAGGACTCTGCACTACAATTTCTCAGTGGTGGAGGGGCTAAAGACTTCTCCATGTACAAGGAAACCACAGGTTTGATTCGAGGTCTCGAAACCTGTCTGGGCTATGTAGACGACCTCTCGCGCAATTTGGAGTATGACGATGAGTGAAGCTGTTGACACAGTTGAAGAGCTAGAAGCGCAACTACCTGTCCCTGTGGGGTACAGAGTGTTGGTTGCATTACCGCAAATCGAAGAAACCTTCGACGGTACGGACTTACTGAAGACCGACACCACAAAAAGCCAAGAGTACGTAATGTCTATTATTGGCCTTGTGATGGATATGGGTGAACAGGCATATAATGACTCTGAGAGGTTCCCTACTGGGCCTTGGTGTAAACAGGGTGATTATGTGATGTTTCGTGCTAACTCAGGCACAAGATTCAAGGTTGGCGACGTAGAGTATCGTTTGATGAACGATGATTCTATCGAAGCTGTTGTATCAGACCCCCGTGGTGTAACCCGAGCGTAAGGAAGAAAAATGCCGTTTCAAAAAGTGGAATACAGTTTCCCTGACGAAGAGAAAGAAGACTCTATAGTGATAGAAGATTCTGGGGAGGTAGAGATTGATTTATCTGGTAAGAAAACTGCGGACGACTATGCAAATACTCCAGTCGAACCTGAAGTCGAGGTTGAAGAAACGACAGCAGATTTGGAAATCGAAGTTGTTGATGATACCCCAAAGGCTGATCGTGACCGTAAGCCATCTAAGCCCCCGACTGATGTCACGGATGAAGAGCTTGAAGGCTACTCTGAAAAAGTACGTAATCGAATCAAGCACATCAGCAAAGGATACCACGACGAACGACGTGCCAAAGAAGCCGCTCTCAGAGAACGAGAAGAGCTAGAGTCATTAGCACAAAGGCTTGTCGAAGAGAATAAGACCTTAAAGGGTGATGTAGGCACGACACGCGAGGCTTTGTTAGATCAGGCCAAACGGGTAGTGGATTCGGAACTTAATGGTGCTAAGATTGCTTATAAGGACGCCTATGAAAGTGGTGACGCTGATAGGCTACTAGAGGCTCAAGAACACCTAACTACTGCTAAATTGAAAGCAGATAAGTTAGATAATTTCAAATTACCTTCTTTACAAGAAGAAGATACTGAGGTACAAGAACCTCAACCCGCCCCAGAACGGGTGCGTGATCCGAAAGCAGAGGCATGGGTAGAAGAAAATTCTTCTTGGTTCCATGTCGATGATGAGATGACAGCATACGCTATGGGGTTGCATCAAAAATTGGTTAAGAGTGGGGTTGATCCCCGTTCGGACGAATACTACGAGACAATAGATACTCGTATGCGAAAAGTATTCCCAGAAGAGTTCGATGATGTTGTAGAGCAGCAAGAACCGCAGGAGACACGTAAGCAATCTGCTAATGTAGTGGCTCCCGCAACGCGAAGCACAGCACCGAACAAAGTGACGCTAACCAAAACACAGGTAGCACTCGCTAACAGACTCGGAGTACCGTTAGAAGAATACGCCAGACAGGCTGCACTTGAAATGAGGAACAATAATGGCTGAAAACAGAATCAAGCGTGACAGTGAGAACCGCGAGACGAAAACTCGTAAGCGATCTTGGCAGCGCCCAGAGGTATTACCTACCCCTGAGCCAGAAGATGGCTACGCATTTCGTTGGGTTCGTGTGTCTATGCTAGGTCAGGTAGACGCTACTAATGTCTCCTCAAAATTACGCGAAGGTTGGGAACCCGTAAGGGCCGAAGACTACCCACAGTTCACAGTGTTGAACGTGGAGCAGGAAAGGTTTGCTGATAACATCGTCCAAGGCGGACTCATGTTGTGTAAAGTGCCTCAAGAGATCGTAGATGAGAGAACCGCACACTATGAACAGCAATCCAGAAACCAAATACAGTCTGTGGATAACAACCTGATGCGTGAAAATGACGCACGTATGCCTTTGTTTAACGAAAGAAAGACAAAGGTAACTTTTGGCAACGGAACTTAATAGGAGCTAAAAATGGCTTATCCTACTGTAGACGGCCCATATGGGCTTGTTCCGGTCAAACTGTTAAGTGGTGTTCCTTATGTTGGAACTGTACGTCACTACAGCATTGCTAGTGGCTACGGAACCGCAATCTTCTACGGGGACGCTGTTAAGCTAGTGACCGGCGGCACCGTTGAGCGTGATACGTTCGACGCTGCTATGACTCCAATTGGAGTCTTCATGGGTGTTTCATACACCGATCCCAACACTAACCAAAAGACCTTTAGGCAAAACTACATTGCTAGTACCGCCGCTTCTGATCTTGAAGCGTATGTGTGCGATGCAACTGATGTATTGTTTAAGGCCGCTGTTTTGTCTTCTGGCACGACGGTTGGTGATTTGGCGATAACTGACATTGGCGCAAACGTAGCTGGTGTAGACAACACTGGAGATAGCATTTCGGGTAATTCCCGTTGTGGTATTTCTGATTCGTCTGCCACTACAGCAACGCTTCCATTCCGTATTGTTGACTTGGTTCAAGAAACTAAGAACAGCTCTGGCGGGTTCACTGAAGCCTATGTGAAGTGGAATGCAGGTCATGCGTTCGACAACACTACTGGCATTTAAGGAGTAGAGTAAAATGGCTATTTCAAGAGCGCAATTACTTAAAGAACTCCTACCCGGACTGAACGCCTTGTTTGGAATGGAGTATGCTAAGTACGGTGAAGAGCACAAAGAAATCTTTGAATCAGAGACTTCTGACCGCTCATTTGAAGAAGAAACCAAGTTGTCAGGTTTCTCCGCAGCCCCCGTCAAAGACGAAGGTTCTGCGATTGAGTATGACAACGCACAAGAAGCATTTACTGCTCGTTATACGCACGAAACCATTGCTATGGGCTTCAGTGTTACCGAGGAAGCAATCGAAGATAACCTCTACGATTCGCTGTCAGCTCGTTACACGAAGGCTCTGGCACGGGCTATGGCGTACACCAAGCAGGTTAAAGGTGCTGCAATTTTGAACAATGCGTTTGCTGCTGGCACCACTTACGGTGACGGACAGACTCTGTGTTCAACCGCACACCCACTTGTTTCTGGTGGTACCAACTCAAACCGTCCCGCTGTTGCGGCTGATCTTAACGAGACTTCTTTGGAAGCCGCCGTTATCCAGATCGCTGGTTGGACTGATGAGCGTGGTCTGTTGATCGCAGCACGTCCTCGTAAGCTGGTCATCCCACCCAATCTGATGTTTGTAGCAACTCGTTTGCTGGAGACTGAAGGTCGAGTCGGAACCGCTGACAACGATCTGAACGCGATCCGCAGCAATGGGTCAATCCCAGAAGGCTACACAGTCAATCATTACCTGACTGACACAGATGCTTTCTTCTTGACCACCGACGTACCGAATGGCTTGAAGCACTTTGTTCGTACCCCGATGGCTACATCTATGGATGCAGACTTCGATACGGGCAACTCGCGCTATAAAGCCCGCGAGCGGTACTCTTTTGGCGTGTCCGACCCACTTGGGATTTTCGGTTCACCCGGAGCGTAAAACGCTGCATGAGAAGGGGCACATTGTTGCCCCTTTTCTTTTTCTACTGTATAAGTAGATTATCCCTGACAGGCGCATACCGTGTCTGACATAACCCAAGACAGGAGATACACATGGGTACTACAACTTTCTCTGGTGCTATTCGTTCAGAAAGCACGGTCAAAACCATCAGTAAGAACGCCACGTCAGGCACAATCACAGAGGTGGTAACGCTTGGTGACGGGCCTGTTAGCCTTGCTGATGCCGACGTAACCCTTACCAACGCGACTCACAGTGGACGAGTTCTGCTTGTTCCAGACGGCGGGCAAGATAATACTTATACGCTTCCAGCCCCTATTGCCGGATCTGTTTTTAAGTTTGTTTATGCGGGTGGCGCTGCTGATGCTACGGACGCGATTATTGTTACTCCCGGCAACACTAATTTTTACATTGGTGGCGTTACTTTCTTAGATACAGACGGTAACGAAGTTAGCTCAGTATTCTCTGATGGAAACTCCAATAGCAGCATACAGTTGAATGTGCCTGCTGGTTTTGAAGTGACCATTATTGGCCTTAACACCACCAACTATCAGATCTTTGGAAATGTAACGAGCACAACCGCTCCTGCATTCGCTGACCAGTAATAGGAGGTAGTTATGGCTGATGCTGTAACCTCACAGACTCTGATTGATGGCCCGACGCATACGGTGATGAAGTTCACCAATGTGTCAGATGGCACTGGTGAGTCCGCTGTTACCAAAGTTGACGTTAGTGCTCTACAGGCTAATCAAAACGGAATAGCCTGTACGGGTGTAAAAATAGAACGTATTTGGTGGCAGTGTATCGGCATGAAAGTGCAGATACTGTTTGACGCTAGCACTGACCAGTTCTGTATTGAGCTAGGTGAAAACCAAAGTGGTAACCACGATTACACTGTATTTGGCGGTCTAACCAACAATGCGGGATCTGGTAAAACAGGTGACATCAACTTTACTACGGTAGGGCACACTAGCGCAGATACGTACACAATTATTTTGTACATGCGTAAAGACTTCTAAACGTGCGTAGCTACTACAAAAAGGCATCGCCGTGCCCCTCATTCAAAAAAGGTGGTATGGCGGGCATGTCTGTAAAAAGTGGGGACAAACGCCCCACCAAGTCTGGCGCTGGTATGACAGCAAAAGGCGTTGCTAAATACAGGCGGCAGAACCCCGGTAGTAAGCTACAGACCGCAGTAACGGAGAAGAAACCCACTGGAAAGCGTGCAGCACGTCGAAAGTCGTTTTGTGCGCGTTCTGCTGGACAAATGAAAAAGTTTCCCAAGGCCGCTAAAGACCCTAATTCTAGGTTAAGGCAGGCAAGGAGAAGATGGAGGTGTTAGTTGGCGTACTTGCAGAGCAACGTACCGTATTTCAAATGCTGGGTGAGAAAAGAATATACCCATAACCACGAAAAGTATCATGGCGAGTTTATTCACGCTATGGCGATTGCAGTAACAACGATGCCAACTAGGTGTTTGAGTTTTCAGGTAATTTTTACTGGGGCTGAAACATACGACGAAGAAGACGAACCCAATGTGCATGGAGGTGCGATGTGGGCGCGGATGCCAATTACAGCGTTAGTAGGGGACACCCCGCTAGACGAGTGGCCCGAACCTATGCCTGTATGGGCAGCACAGCCTTGGGATTGCAGTTCGAGGGATCACGCAGTGTACGTGCTTGACAGAGCCACACCGTGCCCTTGGCTGGCAAAGATAGATGGGGAGATGTACCCCGCGAAGTATATGTTCACGGTGGACTATACGAACAACGAGATTGCTGATGACCCTGCACAACACAAGCAGAGTCATGTGATGGAGTTACTGGATGCTGGTGAGTGGACTGGCAACATTGTAGCTCTACCGAACAATAGGGTGCGGGTGACACATCCCGCTTGGTTTGAAACAGGGGAGGGCGCACCAGATTTCCGTCCTTCTCAACACATTCACTACAGCAAGTCTGATCTGGACTACACGCTGGACGTGAATCAAGTGTTTGATAATCTGTACGCGGATGAGGAGTAGGGCATGAAGCCGAAGAAGATGTTTTTAGGTGGTTTGTTAGGTCGCAAGAAGAAAGACGAGCCGGTTAAGAAAGCCACTCGTCGGGGCAGAGGGCCGGGGCGTACGCGGCAGACTCGTATGGACGATATGAAAGATGCCCAAGACGCAAAAAAACCCGGAGGTGTTTCAGACCGTAAGCAGGTATTCGCTAGAGGCGCATTGGACGTTAAGAAAGCGCCTACAACTGCACCACGCCCCCCTAAAGCAGAGGCTCCTGCGAAGCCAACGGCTAAGAAGCCACCACGTCCATTACGCGGCACTGTGACTGGTAAAGGCGGGCGTAATGTCGGTGAAGGCCGAGACAAGCGTGCTAACGTAACTCGTGAACAGTTAAAAGAAACGGGTATGACTCTACGTCAGTACCTAAACTTTATGGATCGTGAGGGCAAGCGCCCACCTAAAAAAGCCAAGGGAGGCGGCATGATGAAGTCAAAAATGAAAGCCAAGGGCATGAAAGCTGGTGGCAAGATGAAGGCCAAAGGCTACAAAGCTGGTGGCAAGATGAAAACTAAAGGCTATATGGCTGGCGGTAAGATGAAAGCCAAAGGGATGAAAGCTGGTGGCAAGATGCCGATGGTAAAAGATCCTAAGACCGGCAAGATGATTCCTGCGTTTGCTGCTGATGGTAAAGGTAAGATGATGGGCGGCGGCAAGGTCAAATCAAAAGGCTACAAAGCTGGCGGAAAAATGAAGTCCAAGATGTCCACTAAGGGCGGCGCAAAAGGTGGTAAAAGGTCTAGTGCACCGAAGGTTCGCGGTGCCGGTATCGCTCGTAAGGGCGTACGTCCAGCGAAGATGCGTTAGGAGAAATATATGCCATTACCAGCATTAGGCGCAGTAGCTCAATTTTTAGCATCAAACGGTGCTAGGGCAGCAGCCGTAAAGTTTGGAAAGAAAGCTGTCGAAGCCGCTAAGAAAGAACTTAGTGACCGTGACAAAGCCGTAAGTGGCATGGCGGATAAAGCTAATGTAGGTGTTACACGGACGCGGAGTCCTCAGTCCATACGCAGACAGCAGGACACTGTGCGTGATAAGCGAGTGGCTAAAACAGAAGCCCGACGCACACGCAAACCTTTTGAAGAAGAAATGCCTTTGAAGTTTAAGAAAGGCGGTAAAGTTCGCGGTGCTGGTATTGAGCGAAAAGGTTTACGTAAGGCTAAGATGCGATGAGACGCTATTATAAATCAGGCGGTAAGGTGAAGTCGGGCGGCAAGATCTGCCCGAAAGGTAAGGCGTGGGCAAAGCGCACGTTTGATACCTACCCGTCTGCTTATGCGAACATGGCGGCTTCTAAGTATTGCAAAGACCCTAACTATGCTAAGGGCAGCAAGAAGAAGAGTAAGTAATGGGACAGCTTAAACAGTGGCGGGATCAGCAGTGGGTTCGTATTGGCACCGATGGTAAGATCAAAGGGCCATGCGGTACGTCGAAAGACAAAAAGAACCCAGATCGTTGCTTACCTAAAGCTAAGGCACAGTCGCTGAGTCAGTCTGAGCGTGCTACTACAGCGCGTAAGAAGAAAAAGGCAGGTGCTAGGGGGCAGCAGGTGGTGTCTAATACCCCTAAAGCCAAGGTTAGAACGGCAAAGGCTGGTGGTCAGATACGCGCAAATCACAAAGGTTGCGGCGCAGTAATGAACAAGCGTAGGAAGAAGACGCTGTACGTACAAGGTAATAGGCCATGACAACATCAGGAACAACCGCATTTGATATGGACTTCACGGAGATCGCTGAAGAGGCGTGGGAGCGTGCGGGTCGTGAAATGCGTTCTGGGTATGACTTACGTACTGCTAGACGCTCTATGAATCTGATGACCATTGAGTGGCAGAATCGTGGCATCAATATGTGGACGATTGACGAAGGCACTGTGACGATGGTCAAAGGCACAAGTCAGTACGATCTACCTGCCGACACCATTGACTTGCTAGAGCAAGTTATACGAACAAATAGTGGGAACACCACTACGCAGTCTGATTTGACCATAAGCCGTATTAGTGTCAGCACATACGCATCTATACCTAACAAGCTAACAGAAGGTAGACCGATTCAGGTTTACGTAGAACGTCTTAGAGATAACCCTAAGATCAACGTGTGGCCTGTACCTGACAAAAACGATGAATACATATTTAAGTATTACCGTATGCGGCGTATACAGGACGCGGGTACCGGCGTAGAGACCGCTGATATGAACTTTAGGTTCTTTCCGTGTCTGGTTGCTGGGCTAGCGTATTACATATCTATGAAAGAGCCAGAGCTTATGGCACGAGTACCCATGCTAAAAGACGCCTACGAAGAGCAGTTTGCCTTGGCAGCTGGGGAAGATAGGGATAAGACCGCTGCACGCTTTGTGCCGCGCATAAGCTATGTCTAATAGGTTTGCATCTACTAAAAGAGCGATTGCTGAATGTGACATTTGTGGTTTTCAGTATAAGCTACGTGAGTTAAAGAATTTAATACGTAAAGGGCGTGACACTAACTTAAAGGCGTGTCCCACCTGTTGGAACCCCGGTCAGCCGCAGTTAAAGCTAGGCGAGTTTCCAGTAGATGATCCGCAAGCTATACGAGATCCTAGACCTGATAGAAGTTTGGGAGAAGCGGGGGCTAATAGCAGTAGGCAGATACAGTGGGGATGGAACCCAGTAGGAGCAGGAGATGACCCCTTTGGGTTAACTCCTAACGACTTAGTAGCAACAGGGCAAGTCGGAACAGTAACAGTGACAACAACTTAGAGAATAGCTATGAAAAAAGATAGTAAAATCAAAGAAGTAAAAGATGCACCTAAGCCCGATATGAAAGGTGTAAAAACTACTGGGATCAAAGTTCGCGGCACAGGCGCTGCCACAAAAGGACTTATGGCTCGTGGCCCTATGGCGTAAAACATGAACTATACCGAGCTAAAAACAAACATTGAGGACATTTGTGAGCTTACGTTCACAGATGACCAGCTCGCTATGTTCACGAAACAAGCAGAGCAGAAGATATATAACGCTGTGCAGATACCCGCACTGCGTAAAAATGTTACTGGAACCATGACAGCGAGTAACGTATATCTGTCAGTTCCTACCGATTTTCTGTACGTATACAGCCTAGCAGTCATAGACGGCAGTGGTAACTACACGTTTCTGCTAAACAAAGACGTTAATTTTGTACGTGAGGCATACCCTACCAGCACATCAACGGGACTGCCTAAGCACTACGCTATATTCAATGATGACGCGTTTATTCTTGGGCCTACGCCTGATAGCAACTACTCGACAGAGCTTCATTATGGGTACTATCCAGAATCTATTGTTACTGCGAGCACTACTTACCTTGGAGATGAGTTTGATTCTGCGTTGTTGAACGGTGCTTTGGTTGAGGCTATACGGTTTATGAAGGGTGAGCCTGATATGATTGCGCTTTACGATAAGATGTACGTATCAGCTATGTCATTACTCAAGGTGTTGGGTGACGGTAAGTTGCGTTCTGACACGTATCGTTCTGGGCAAGCTAGATTAACAGTGCAGTAAGAAGTTATATGTTATTACAAACTCCGCAAATAGAAGTAGGTAATGTTTTCGTTGCTACTACAGAAAACAAAGGGCATGACCCTGAGTTTTGGGCACAAGCTGCCGCAGGTAGGATCGTCAGTGTGGGTAGCAGTTGTCACCCTGTGATAGCGCAACAAGCGGAAGCGTTCAAGGAAGCGGTCAGGGCTACGGCTCTACACTACATAATAGAAGCGATCAAAAGCGATAGAACGACTTTGATTGCCGAATTGGAACGTCAAGGCCATAAAGACATGGCAGACATAATTAGGAGTCTATAATGGCTATATCTACAGCTATGTGCACGTCTTTCAAGCAAGAAATACTTGTTGGCACGCATAATTTTACTGCCACCTCTGGTAATACGTTCAAGTTAGCTTTATACACAAGTTCGGCTTCTTTGGGCGCAAGCACCACCGCTTATTCAACATCTAACGAAGTGTCTGGTACAGGATACACAGCGGCAGGTGCAGCGTTAACCAGTGTGACGCCTACAACATCAGGCACCACAGCACTTTGTGACTTCGCTGATCTTACATTTAGTTCTAGCACGATCACCGCAAACGGTGCGCTTATATACAACGACACTCAGAGCGATAAAGCTGTTTGTACGTTAGCTTTTGGTGGGGATAAGACCTCAACTGCTGGCGATTTTACGATTCAGTTCCCAACAGCAGATGCGTCTAACGCGATTATTCGCATCGCGTAGCGAGTAGTATGTGGCAGATCTTAATGGGTGGGGCAGAGGCACTTGGGGCGAAGGCCCGTGGGGTCAAGCAGATCCTATTGAGGTCACAGGTGTTGCAGGCACTGGTGCAGTCACCACAGTCACAGTCAGTGCAGGCGCAAATGTTTCTGTCACAGGCGTTTCTGCAACAGGGTCAATCGGCTCCGTCACGATCATCGAAGGGTCGGGCGTTACTGTTTCCATCACTGGTGTTTCAGGTACAGGTGCGATTGGGTCGGTTACAGTTATTGGCGATGCAAGCACTTCGGTCACAGGTGTTGCAGGTACAGGCGCTGTTGGGTCGGTTACGGTCAGTGCAGGAGCTAACGTATCTCCAACAGGCGTTGCGGGCACTGGGGCAGTTACGACAACTACTATCTCCGCAGACGCAAATGTCTCGGTTACGGGTATTGGAGGCACTAGCGCCGTCGGCACAGTCACTGCTACAGGTGGCGCAGTTGCTTCTCCAACAGGTGTTGCAGGTACTTCAGCGGCTGGTACGGTTTCTATTGGATTGGGCCAAACGATTGTTCCAACGGGTGTCGCAGGCACAGGAGCAGTCGGGGATGTAGCGGTTGCTGATACCGTTATTGGCGTTACGGGAGTATCTGCAACAGGTATAGTTAACATTGTTAATGTTTGGGGCTTAGTAGATGATAGTCAGACGCCAAATTATTCAACTATATCGAATAGTCAAACACCGAGTTGGACTGCTGTTACCGACAGTCAAACTCCTAATTGGGAAGAGGTAGCTTAAATGGCAACTTACGTTAACGACCTACGCTTGAAAGAGATCGCCACCGGCGACGAGTCAGGCACATGGGGCACCAGTACGAATACAAATTTAGAGTTAATTGCAGAGGCTTTTTCCTTTGGGACGGAAGCTATTACGACTAATGCTGACACTCACACTACTACTATTGCTGATGGAGCTACTGACCCAGGCCGCAGTCTCTTCCTCAAGTATACTGGGACTCTTGATAGCACTTGCACCATCACTATAGGGCCAAACACGGTCAGCAAGCTGTGGTTTATTGAGAACGCAACCAGCGGATCGCAGTCGATCATTATCAGCCAAGGCACTGGCGCGAGTATCACCATCCTGAACGGTCAGACTAAAGCCATCTATAGCGATGGTGCAGGCTCCGGTGCTGCGATGGTTGATGCGTTTACTGATCTGTCTGTGCCTAGTATATCTACAAGCACCGCAGGCACATCTAACACTCGCATAGGAGTTAACACGGGCGACAGCATCACCTCTGGCGGCAACTATAACGTCTTAGTGGGCGACGAAGCAGGTACGGCTTTGACTACGGGCGATAACAACGTAGCCATTGGGTTTGAGGCGTTAAGCACAGAAGATGCTAACGGGAATAACGTAGCTGTCGGCTATAGGGCGCTCAAGACACTAAACGCTGGAGCAGAATCATATAGTGTAGCGGTTGGACTTGACGCAGGAACGTCCCTTACTACTGGTATACGAAACACTCTTGTGGGTGCTTTTGCTGGTGACAATTTAACGGACGCTGATTTTAACGTAGCTGTTGGTTTTGGCGCACTAGACGTTGACACGAAAGGTAGTAAATCTACAGCCGTTGGTTATGGGACTTTAGAGAGTCAAAATTTTACTACCTCCACAGATAGTAATAATACAGCAGTGGGCTTTGAAGCTGGGCATGTAATCACCACCGGACGTTTTAATTCTTTCATTGGTAGTCTTGCTGGGTCTACCGAAACAGGTGGATTTTATAGCACTGGCGTTGGTTATGGGGCTTTATTTAGTCAAAATGTAAATGGTGATGCACATAATACGGCTGTCGGATATACCGCAGGTGTGGCAGTTACGACGGGAATCCAAAACACTCTCATTGGTGCTCTTACAGGTGACGCCCTTACCGACGCCGACTTCAATGTGGCCATGGGACACAGCGCCCTTAGCTCTGACACTTTAGGAAGTCAATCTGTTGCCGTTGGTCACGGAGCCTTAGAAACACAAAACTTCACCACTGCTACAAATACGTTTAATACGGCGATTGGTTATCAGTCTGGTAACGACATTACCACTGGTCAGCAAAACACTCTTGTTGGAAGCCTATCGGGTGATGCGCTCACTGTAGGTACTAGAAATGTAGCTATGGGGGTTGCTGCATTAGGTGCGGATACAAAAGGAAGCAGATCAGTAGCTATTGGTAATGCGGCTTTAGCGTTGCAAAACTTCACCACAGCAACCGATGTATACAATGTGGCAGTAGGGGTTGATGCAGGCACAAACGTCACTACGGGAATCCAGAACACTCTCATCGGCGGCAATGCAGGTGATGCTTTAACAGATGGGGCAATGAACGTAGCAGTAGGTTATGCTGCTTTAAGTTCAGAGGATGGAAGCACGCAAAGTGTTGCTATTGGTCATAATGCACTTACAGCACAAAATACAGGTGTTACTTCTTCACACAACGTAGCAGTCGGATCACAGGCAGGTGCGGCAGTCACTACGGGAATCCATAACACCCTTATCGGGTCTCTTGCTGGTGATGCACTGACGGATGCTGATTATAATGTTGGAGTTGGATACGGCGCATTAACAAACGACGTTCTTGGCAGTCAAAGCGTAGCAGTAGGATATTTAGCGTTAGGCGCACAAAACTTCACCACAGCTACAGATGCTTACAACACCGCAGTTGGCATGTATGCAGGTCTTTCAGTCACCACGGGTGTTGAAAACACTCTCATCGGTGCCCTTGCAGGGGATGCTTTAACAAGTGGGCTTCGTAATGTATCCGTCGGTTTTGCGTCTTTAAGCTCCGATACACTAGGACAAAATAATGTCGCTGTAGGCTATGGCGCACTTTTTGCTCAAAACTTCACAACCGCTACGAATGCTTACAACACGGCGGTTGGAGCAAACGCAGGTGGGGCAGTCACATCAGGTACAGGTAACACTCTCCTTGGAGGTCTTGCAGGTGATGCGTTGACTCAGGGTGCGCGTAATATAGCAGTTGGCACAGCAGCTTTAACTAACGACACACTAGGTCAATACGCTGTTGCGGTTGGCTACGGCACTCTATCTGTTCAAAATTTCACTACCGCTACAAATAATTACAATATCGGAATTGGATATTTGGCGGGAGAAAACGTCACCACAGGAATCCGCAATACCCTTGTCGGCGCTCATGCTGGTGACGGTTTAACCGACTCTGATTTTAATACGGCAGTAGGTTATGGGGCATTAGACTCTGATACTTTAGGCAGTCAATCAACGGCAGTTGGTTATCAAGCCTTAACCAGTCAAAATTTTACTACCGCTACGGAATCCCACAATACGGCGGTAGGGTATATAGCAGGTAATGGACTTACCACTGGAAACCATACAACTCTCGTTGGGTCTTTAGCTGGGTATAGGTTGACCACGGGGAACCTTAACGTTGCCATTGGATCTGCTGCATTAAGTTCTGAGACGAAAGGTGATCGATCAGTAGCAGTAGGCATGAACGCTTTAACTACTCAAAATAACACCACCAACGTTGATGCTTACAACATAGGAATTGGGTTAAACGCAGGTTTTGCAATCACCACCGGAATTCAGAACACCCTCATGGGAGGAGAGGTGTTTGATACTTTAACAACAGGAGATCGTTGTACAGCAATAGGTTATAACCTTGCCCCAAGCGCCGTAGGTGTAGACCAAGAAGTAGTCCTAGGAAGCAACATTGTTGGAGGAGGAGCTAACACAGTCAGGATTGGCACCGCTGCTGGTAACGCAACTCTAAATTTAGACGGCGCAGACACCTCATGGGCAGCATCTTCAGATGAACGTCTAAAGAAAGATATTGCAGATTCTACAGTAGGTCTTTCATTTGTTAATGCTTTACGTCCTGTTACCTTCAAGTGGAACGCTAAAAACGCTGTTGCAACTACTTTGCCTCAATATGATGCAGATTCTTCAGATCCTGTATTTGGAGACGGAAAGGCACATCACGGCTTTATAGCCCAAGAAGTAAAGGCTGTCATTGATGCAAACTCTGATGTAGTCAACGGTCATAACATTTGGCATGAAGACCCAGACGGTACGCAGCAAGTTGCACCCGCAGCACTCATCCCAATGCTTGTAAAAGCAATTCAAGAACTTACAGCGCGTGTCGCCGCGCTCGAATCATAGGAGGACATCATGTCTGAAGAAGCAAGAACCGACGAAGAAAAAGCACAGATGTATCAGGCCATGCTA